GATCCGGCTCTTGCGAGGTAGTGGGATGCGTGAGTTTCGTGATGACCAGGGCAGACCGTGGCAGGTGGCGTTGACGGTGGCGTCGGCGCTTCGTGTCCGCGACAACGTCACGGTCGATGTCGTGGACGAAGAGAGCGGCGAGCGTAAGGCTATGCCGTTCGACATGGTGGACGCTGCGAACATCTCGCAGACGTTCCAAGTACTGCGAAGCCAATACGCAAAGATCGGCGAGATCCTCTACGCAATGCTCACCAAGCAGATCGAGGCGAAGGGGCTGTCGAAGGAAGACTTCCTTGACGGTCTTCGTGGCGATTCGCTGGACGCTGCGACGAAAGCACTAGAGCAGGAACTCGTCGATTTTTTCCCCCAGCGCCTCCGCAAGATGATCGGGCTTCTCGCTCAGAAGATGGACGAAGTAGCAAGCGAGATGCTCGGCAGAGCGGAGGCGGGGCTGGAGAAGGCGACGATCGAGAGCCTCGCCGGAGCATCTGGGACGCAGTCTGGGAAGCCGCTGGAATCCTCGGAGTCCATCCAGGCAAGTGGACCGTCAGACAACTCTTCGCCGCTCGTGACAGCCGCCTAGAGCACGACTGGTGGCACACGGCAAACCTTCTGGCACAGCAGGCGAACATCAACCGAGACAAGAACTCACCGAAAGCCGACCCTCGAAAACTCAACCCGTACGCGAAAAAGACCAAGCCGCGACAGGCGACGCCTGATGATCTGAAACGCCTCTTCGGCAAGGACTGGCAGAAACACGTATGAGTTCCGCAGCAGTCAGAGCCGGTGGCGTATTTGTCGAGATCGGTGCAGATCCGAGGAAATTTTTCTCGGCGCTGGCTCGGGTCAATAAAAGCCTCGGCAATATGGGCCGCTCGCTGGCTTCAGGCGGCGGCAAGCTGGCGGCGGCTGGCATTGGCATGGCGGCACCTATCGCCGCTGCCGTGCGTCAGGGTGCGGCGTTTGAATCGACGCTGTTGAATATTCGGGCGAGCACTGGTGCCACCTCGGCGCAGATCGACCAGATCAAGGCGTCGTCTATGGCGATGTCGCAGGCTCTCGGCGTCGGGCCGACAGAAGCCGCACAGGGCATGCTTGAACTTCTGAAGGCTGGCATGTCGCTTGATGCCGTGCTCGGCGGTGCTGGCAGGACGGCAATGGAGTTCGCCAAGGTCGGCGAGATGGACGTCGCCCAGGCGGCTGTGGTGATGTCCGACGCCATGAACGTGTTCAAGGTTTCGTCCGACGTTGCCGCCAATGCGTTGTCCTCGGCTGCGGATGCGTCCAGCACCTCGATTGCTCAGATGTCGGAAGCGTTCTCGATGTCCTCTGCCGTCGCCGGGCTGGCTGGGCAGAGCATCGAGGATCTGTCGGCAACGCTGGCGATCCTCGCCAACGCTGGCGTCAAGGGGTCGGACGCCGGCACTAGCGTCAAGACGATGCTGATGAGGCTGATGGCACCGGCTGACGATGCCGTGGGTGCGTTGGATCAACTCGGGCTGTCGGTCGCCTCGTTCCGTGGTGCCGATGGGCAGATGAAGCCGATGGTGGAAATCATCCGCACGCTCAATCAGGCTATGGGCGGGCTTGACCAGACGGCGAAGGACGACATCTTCCGCCGCATCTTCGGTGCGGACGCTATTCGTGCGGCGTCGATCCTCGCCTCTGAAGGCGTGGATGGATTCACGGCGATGCGGGAAGCGATGGCGTCCGCTCTGCCGGTGGGCGAGAAATACAAGATGGTGATGAGCGGGCTGTCCGGCTCGTTCGGCAGCGTGCTGGCTGCGATGCAACGAATGGCGATTGCCATTACGGATGCCGTGGCACCGGCGCTCGCGGGTGCGTTGCCGTTCATCACGGGATTCATCGACGGACTGACGAAGTTGGCGACTGACAACAAGGAAGCCGTCGCAGCGTTTGCGAAGTTCGCCGTGGCTGCAATCGCGGTCGGCAGTGCAATGGTCGGGCTTGGCATCTCACTACAGGTGACGTCGTTCGGGTTCGCCGGAATTGGCAAGGCGGCGGCGTTCGCACTGTCACCGCTGACGATGCTGATGGGCACTGTCACTGGCGTCGGCAAAAGCTTCGCGCTGGCGATGCCTGCAACACTCAAGCTGGCAAGCACAATCGGCTCGTCGATGCTCACCTCGTCAGCGTCCGTCCTATCGTTCTCGGCGACTGCTGGCAGTGCGATGGCTGGCTTTGCAACGTCGTCTACCACGGCGCTGGCAGGCTTCGCCGCATCGAGTGTCGCCGGCTTTGTGCGGATGAGCGGTGCCGCCTCGGCTGCTGCTGCGGCGATGTTCCCTGCGTTCTTCACTGGATTCAATCGCGGCATCTCTGCCGGTGCTGGATTCTTCTCGGCGACGCTTCGAGGACTCAACGGCGTCGTGATGGCGTCGAGCACGCTGCGTAGTGCGATGTTCGCTGTGTCTGGTTCCGGCATGGCTCGCTTTGTAGGCGACATCGTCGGCGGGCTGACGCTCACGTATAAGTCGTTCGTCTGGTGGGCTTCTGGCGTGACGGCACGGATGGCACAGTACGCCGCCAATCTCACGGGTGCTGTCGGCAAGACGATTGCGTCAACCGCTGCGATGTCGGCAGCGTGGATCGGCACGGCATTGCGTGGCGTGGCAGTGTTTGTCGGTGGTGCCGTAGCTGGAATGGCAACCTACCTTGGATCACTGGCGATCACGGTGGCTGGCTCTGTGGCGTCTGCCGCTGCCGTCGCAGCAGCGTGGCTCGCGCCGCTGGCACCGTTCGCGTTGCTCGCAGCTGCAATCGGCGGCGCTGGCGTGCTGGCGTATTCGTTCGGCGGGCAGATTCGTAGTGCTCTTGGCAGCGTGGGCGAAATGGCAGGGCAGGCCGGATCTGCAATTGCCACGACGCTAGGCAGTGCCGTCGCTGACGGCATCATTGTCTTCGGCGATCTCGCCACGACTGCCACGACAACTTTCAACGGCATCTACGACGCTATCGCCGTCGGCGACCTTTCCGGTGCGATGGACGTCCTCTGGCTCGGGCTGCTGGCAGGCTGGCTGCGTGGCGTCGAAGCGTTGATGAGCTACGTCGATCCGTGGGTGGCGGCGTTTCAGGACGTGTTCACGGATGTGGGCGCTGCCATCTACATCGCATGGGACTCTATCTACACCAACTCTGCCTCTGTACTGAACGCAATGGGCGCGTTCATCTTTGGGTTTTTCGACAACATCGCCAACGGCGTGATGGCGACGTTTGACAACCTCGTCGGCGCTATCCAGATCGCATGGACGAGGGTACAAGGCTTCATCACGGGAGCGAAGGACACGGAAGAGCGGGTGCAGGCGATCAAGGACGAGAACGCTGCGAGAGCAGAGCAACGGCAGCAAGAGCGACCAGGCGTTGAGGGAAGGATTTTAAGGGCGTACGACCAGAACCGGCAGGGAGAGATTGACCGACAGGCACGCGAGGATGCTGTTCGTGCTGACGCACAGGCAACGAAGGACGGCCGGCAGGCGACGAACGCACAGCGAGCCGCCGACCGGCGTGCTGGCGTGGTGGCAGCAGAAACAAAACTCAAGGATTTGACAGCCGCAAAACAAGCCGAGCGAGATGCCGCCAAGAAAGCGGCCGAGGAAATCGCAAACACAACGGGATCGGCTGCTGCGTCACCGAGCGAGAAGGCGGCGACAGCTGGCGCAAACGCCGCAGGCGATCAGTCCGTGCAGAGCATGGGGGCAATCGCCGGCACGTTTTCATCGCTCAATCTTGGTGCTGCGTTCGGAGGCACGTCGCTGGCAGAACGCACGGCGAAGGCGGCGGAAGAAACGGCGAAGAATACCAGGCGAATTGACGACGGTGGAAAGGTGGCTGCGTAATGTCAGGACTCGTTTGGGTGGAGGACGGCGACTCTCGGCAGGCGACGATTGTCCGCAAGGGCAAGAAGGCTGCGTCGTCGTATCAGAAGTCGTACAAGATTTTCGGAACTGCCGACGATACGGTGCTGCACGCTGCAATCAACGCAGAGATCAGCGCTAACGGTCGCTATTGGCAGTATCCCGGCGTGCCCGGCATGTCGCTGATGGCGGAATCCTATAGCGTCTCGTTCTTGGGCGACAACGCTTGGCAACTCACGATCAGCTACTCGAAGGACGGTGCCGAGGATGGATCGTCGCCGCTGAAGCGGGCTCGGTCGTTTGACACGACCGGCGGCACACAGCACATCACGCAGGCTGAAAGCGAGACGATATTCGGCGGCGGCCCGTCTTTTGGCAATGCCATTTCGGTGGACGACAACGGCGTGAACGGCGTCGATATTGTCGTGCCTCAGTTGCAGTGGACCGAGACATACGACGTGCCTAACGCTTACGTCACGAACGCCTACATCAAGGGCGTGGCGACGCAGACGGGGCGAACCAACAACGCATCCTTCCGTGGCTTTGACGCTGGTGAAGTTCTGTTTATCGGCTGCTCTGGCTCGCAAGAATGGGACGACGACAAGGGGCGTGGTCCGTGGTCGCTTTCTTATCGCTTCGTCGCGTCGCCAAACGTGACGAATCAGCCGGTCGGCACGATGAGCGTGAGCAAAAAAGGGCACGAGTATCTGTGGGTGCGGTACGAGTCGGCTACTGAAAGCAACCAGCTAATCAAGAAGCCAAAGTTCGCCTACGTCAACAAGGTCTACAAAGACGGCAACTTCTCTGCCCTCGGCATCGGGACAACCTGATGGCACGCCCAGACGGACGCCTAGAGCCGGGCCAGCCGCTACGCGGGGCGATCAGTGCCCGTGCGTGGAATCGGGCGCAAGACGCCGCCGACCTGGTGCTCGGTGCCAATCCCGGCACGGAAGGCGTGCCCGGCTCGCCGGTGCTGAAGCCGTACACATGGGTCTACTGCAAGCCGTCTGTGACCGTCGCACGCTGGGGCGTACTGGCGATCACGGGAGTCGAGATCACGCCGACGTCGTCGGCAGGTGGTGCTACGGCGTCCTTCGAGGAAATGCCCGTCTTGCAGGGCGGCACGCCGTCAGCGACCACGACGGCGTGGTGCGTAGCTGTGGAGCCGATTGAGTCAGGGAAGATCGGGCGAGTGGCTGTGGGTGGCGTGGTGCAGTTGAAGGCGGCGGATCTCGGCAAGGCGTCAGGCGCTCATGTGCTGTGGAAGGATTCCAACTGGGCGCTGATTCGGATGCAGGCTGGCTTGATTCGTGGCACGTTCTCAGGCACGTGGACGAAAGGCAGCACGACAACCGTCACGGATGCCGTCGTGTCTGGCGCGACGTACACGGCGAAGAACTACATCGCCACGCTCTCTGGCTCCGTTTGCTTCATTGCTTATGTTGCTGATGAGTGGGTGCTCGTCGGCTGGGATTGGCACAGCCTGACGGGCTACTCGGCGTCCACACAGCAAGTGCTCACGCACGCAGCCAACGGCGGCTTGGCGTGGGTCTCCACCACGGCCTGCACATGACACTCGCCACCAAAAACGGATCGCTGATCGTCAAGGACGGCAAGATCGCAGAGAACTGCGGGTGCTGCGGTGATTGGTTTTGCTACAGCCCACCCATTTACTGCAATGCGTTTCGCTGCGTGCTGCCAAACACATTGTCGCTCTCGCTGTCCGCTTCACACTCTGGCGTTTTTTTTCAGACATTTAGCGTAAACACAACCTTTGGGACTACTTACCGGAACGTGAAGTTTTCGTCACCTTCTTTTTCTGCGTCCGTGACATTGACAAAGGAAAGCGTTTCATCTCCATGCAACTACATTTATAACCAAGGCGGCGGGCTGCTTCCGGTTGACGCATCAAAGCCCATGTTTCGCGTGTCACTTGGTGGACCTTGGTTTTGGCTGTCTTCGTCTGCGTGCGCTAGCGGCTTTCGCTATATGGTACGAATGATGGAGATCGCTGTCGTTGCGACTGGCGCACAGCTGTCGCCGTTAAACCAGAACGTGCCGCCCGGACATGCCTTATTTGTCGCCCCAGAAAACGACTCGTATGGATCACCGTCCTTGCAGCCGTTTAATCCTCAAGTCGTGACGCTCCCTGCGGCGTCGATTAACAATGCTTACATAGACGCTTCGTCGATATCAACAAACCAAGCATGCGCGGAATCATTTGATAACCCCATTCAGGCGGAGTTTTCCTTTACGCTTGCGATGGGATCGTCGCCGAGCGGCCAACTGGTGGCGATCCCAGCAACCATAAGCGTTACTTCGTAGGCTTACCGTGCCCTGCTACCAATCCACGTCTCTGCCGTCTGGCGTGACCACCACAGGTCGCACTGGCTACACCACTGAAGCCGACTGCCTGCAAGCCTGCAAGGAAGGCGCGTGCTGCGAGGGCACGACGTGCACGGTCAAGCCGCAGTGCCAGTGCAAGTGCACGAGCGGGTCGTGCTGCGGGCCGGATACGGTCACGCTTTCCGGCATAACAGGTCCAACGTGCCGGGGTGGAACCAAGGCAGAATGCGACGCAAGAGGTGGCACTTGGAGAGACTGCGTTGGCTGCACCGCAGACGCAGCAAACCCAAGCGTGCCTATCAGGCCGTGCCAATCTACAGACGGGGCCAATGTTCGCGTCCCGGTGTTCAAGGGCGTGGGGACGACGTGCGGCGGCAGCGCCGGCTTTTGTTGCGGCCCTGGCACATGGAGCGCAAAAGACATCGTTTGGAGCGGCGGCTTCGCTTCGTTTCCATCTGCGCAATCGTTTCCTCAGTGCCGGTCATACAGCAGCGAGGCAGGCGCTCCAGTTACCACGCAATCAGCTTGCGAAGCGAGCGGCGGCATGTGGGTGACAACGCCGTGCGTGTCGTGCGCTGAGGTGAACGAAAAGACCGGGCTT